ACAGGCGCTGTTGCCTTGTTCGGATCACCAGTTGGAGCACTCATGCCTGGAGCACGAAAGTACTGCCCAAAACGATCTGGATCATATGCTTCACCATCAACAGATGCTTCAAACATTTCTTGGATAACTTTAACTTCAACGTCTGTTGGCTTTTTAGGTAAAAAGTCATTTAAGTTATGCAATCCATGTGTATCAATTGCTGTTTTTTCTTCTTCAGTTACTGCACGTTCTCTACGTGACCAAGTTGAAGTTGAATAATCAGCATATCCACCTTTAGATGTTTTCTTAACTCTAAAGTCCACACCACGTACATAATCTGTAGGTAGTTCTTCCATCTCAGGATCCATTAATGCACCCTTAATGATTTGGAAAATTTGTGGTCCAATAATAAAACGTCTAATTGGATTCTCTGGAGTAGTATCTTCACTGATTGGATTTTCTGCTACAAAGCCTTGGAAAATATAAGAACGTTTCTTCCAATATTTTCTACCTTGTTGCTCCAATGCAGGATCTTTGAACCAGCCACGTACTTCTTGTAGTACTGGACATGCTTCACCATACATTTCCATACATGGAACGTTAACTGTCACTGGACGTGAATCAGTTTGTCCTTTAATACCTGCAAAAGGAAGTTTGATCATTAAGCGTTCTTTCCAAAAGAAAGTTGCTTCAGGATCAGAGTCAGGAAGAAAACGAAGTACTGCTTCGCTACCTTCTGCCATATTCCAATGTGGGTAAATTGCGTTGTCGCCGCCGCTTTGTTTGTTGTTGCCACTTGTGCGTGACTCTTGTTCGCGTAATTTTGCACGAATTTCTGCTAATGTTGCCATAATTTAAGCCTCCTATATGTTTTGCCTTTATGTGCCTGTTGTTCGATTATCGAACGTTTCGATATGTTTCTCTAACAACATATCTATATTATAGTTACCTTTTGTTATAAAGTCAACTAATAATTCTGAATTTATCTAATTAATTTAGCCAATTTGTCTTTGATGTATTCTAAGTCTGTGTTTTCGTTTGTTCTTTGTAATGCTTTTTCTACACTAGGGTGCTTGGATAAACCTTTAGCAATTTTTTCAATTACTTCAACAGCACCTGTGTAATTGCCGCCTTTAAATCTTTTATCATTTAAAACGCCAAATGCCATTTTGATTTCTTTATCGCTAAACCCCATATTGTCTTGTTCATCTTCGGCTTCGTTTGTCTTACTCATAGCCTTACGGACTTCTTCAGGACTCATTTCAAGTTCCTTTGCTATTTCTTCGTCGCTGTGTCCTTTGGCTTTAAGACTGTGCATATACTTAATGCTACCTTCTTCTACATCTTGTTCGTCTTCCACTTGTACCTCGTTACCTGTAAGTTTAGATACAAACTTTTCGACTAGATCCCCTACGGAATCACCAAAACGTTTACGAGCGGAAATAACCACGCCAGTTTCACCTTTTGGAAACGCTCCAGTTTCTGTGTCATAGAATGAGCGAACAAACTCAATGATATCTTCGGTAGATGCTTTTTCATCTTTTGGCTCTTCGTTGTCGCCTGCTAATTTCATAGCACCGTCTTTATCAATAGTTACATCTGTAGTATCGTCATCATCTTCCATAGTCATATCACCAAAGTCTAGATCATCTAGTGCTTCAGGATCGTTTTGTTTAAGATAACGATAGATAGCGGGTCTAGCACAGGACTCTGGGTCGCTTTCTGCTAAACTTTTTAGTTCGTTCATTAGTCCTTCGTCTTCAATAATACCTTTGAGACTGTTTATTGCATTTGTTGCATCAGGACCTACTGGTAGTGATTTGCCAATCATTTTATTTAACATATCAATACGTTGTTTGTCTAAGGCTTCGTCAACTACAGAGTCTGCCCATTCTTCAAATTCGTCTTCAGGAGTATTAGAGGTTTCAAAACGCTCACGCTCCATATCTCTATACATGTCTGCTTGGTCGGCCATTCTATCCGTGTAGTCTTGAGCAATCCAATCAATCATTGCAGGAAGTTCATCTAAATCTCCTAAATCTGCATCATCAACTTCTGTGCCATCTGTGTATTTTGCATACTCAAGGGGAGCAATCATATCACTATAATCTTGCATATCGTATTCGATAGTATCAGTGTCAATTTCTTTGCCTTTGAAAATAATTCTATCATCACTTTCACCTAATACATCATCTAAACTAACTGTAGTTTCAGCAACACGCTTTTGATGAATACTGTGTAGTAACGGGAACATATCTTTTAGTTCTTCATTAAATTGCGGAATTGTAAATGCATTGGTAAGATCATTTATAATGTCTTCTCCCAATTCTTCGCCTGTACTTTTAACAGGAATAAAATTTTCTTTTGATTGTACGTAGTAACCTTGACCTTGTAATTTTTTAAGATGTGATCTTAAGTTATCAAGTTCTAAATTACTTCCTTCAATAATATCATTTGAAGTTGTATTCATAAAATCTTTTTTACCTACGAATCTTTTAAATGCAGTAAGTTTAGCAATGTTTTCAGAAGTTGAAATAATATGTTTGCCAAAGTCGTCATGAGGGACGCCACTGTTAGCAACATGTCTAGCCATTGCTCTAGCACCTGCTAGATGAGCAAAAGGATATTTAAAACGTTCTCCTGATTCATTTTCAATAAACAAAGAACTAATATGTCTAGTTCTAGCACCTGACTGTTCTGGTGTAATTTCTTTTTTATGTCTAATAATGAGTTTTGTTTTGTCTAGTTCCTCATAACTAGATTTAGTTGTTCCGTACATTGTTGACTCCTGAACTTGTTTGTTTGCCAAGTATTGATAATCTCGTTTGTCTAAATTTGACTTTGCTATATCTCTAGTATCAAAACCCATCATGTGCTTTTTAGCAAAGAAACGCATTTCTTTTAAAAAGTTATACCATTCGTTTTCAATAGGCTCTGGTAAGTTTTCTAACATGTTTTGACTATAATAGACCTTTAATGATTCCGCTTCACTAATGCTAATACTAACGGCGCCTTGGTTCTCGCCATTTACAACCCAATCAAAGTCATAAAATCGTGCTTGGCCTTCATCTGATGTAGGTGCGCCATTTTCGTCTCCCATTACAATTTTTGGAAAACGACTACGAATTTTTTCAAATAACTGTTTTGCTATACTGTCTAATCCTGTCATACTGTTATTTATGCTACTAGAATGAAATAAACACAGGCATGGGCATTACGCTAGATTCAGAATCTGCATCACGCATCTTCTCATATATAGCAGGATCCCATTCTGCAAGTATCTTTTGCATACGAACATTAAGCATAGTACTCATTACTAGATCGTCATGTTCGCCTGTTTTAGCACCAAATGTAGTGCCATGTGCAACAAATGCTTTTAGTTCTGATATTAGTGGTTTAGATTTAATTTTAAGTTGGCCGCTTTCAAGCAGTTGCTTAAATTTAGCACATGCTGATATCTTTGTTTTATGTGTAGTATTAAATCCTTTTCTAAACTTACGAACATGCCCTTTACGTGCAGGCTCACTTAAAAACATTCCATATATGTTTTCTTCGCCGTAGTCAGCAATTGACACTAATACTGCTTCACCTATAGAGTTATTTTCTACACTGTAATATACTTGTGGAAGTTTTTGCCCTTGACGTTGTCCTTCTTCCATAATAGTTTTGTTAATGTCTGCAAGTATTCTTACTTGTGCTTGTACTGGTGTAGTATTATGTTGCCATTCTGCTACTTGTTCAAAACTCGGAAGTTCAAACACTTGTATTGCCGCATAGTCACCTCCTGTACCTAAACTAGGATCTAAACTTACGACATATGTAAAGTTAGGATTAATATCTTTATACCAACGTGTTTGTCCAAACTTCCTTAAAGGTTCTCCACCTTCAAGTTCTGCAAGTTTAACACTATTAATTAATGTTTCATCAAAGATTAAGAATTCACATTCGTGTTCACGTCTAAAACGTTCTTCACCAATACGTGATTTTTCTTCTGCGGCCCACGAGTCATCTCTATCAGGATGTTCACTCCAATGTGCAGAAAAAGCGTAGAAGCCGTTTATTCCAACTTCAGTATCATTACCGTGTTCGTCAAAACGCTTCATTGCTTCTGTCCAAATAAGTGCAAACTGATCTTCATCACTGTTAGGCGTTGAAGTAATAATTGCTTTACCACCTGTTGCTAGTGTTGGAGAAATAGCAGTCCAGAATTCTTTGGCAATAGTAGGATTAACAAACGCAAACTCATCACAATATAATAATGATATGGACATACCACGTCCAGTATTGTCTGTTGTGGTTTGTGAAACTATTCGCGAGCCGTTATCAAATTCCATTGACCCTTTGTTGTATGAAGTTACACCGCATCTAATATGATCTGGACAGTCTTCGTAAGCATAGCGAATACGATGCATAATTTCTTGAGCACCTGCATATTTGTGAGCGGCAATAAGAACAGTTACATCTGGATTAAACATTGCATACCATAACAAGTAACCAGCCGCTGTAGTTGACTTACCTGTTTGTCGAGGTAGCATGTTGATGTTAAATCTATAACTGTGATACGAGTCTACAAGTCTTTCTTGAAACTCAAAAGGTGCAAACAACAACTTACCTTTTGTAGGATGTTGTATGTAAAAGAAATTATCCATAAAGAATTTAGCACCAGTGTCAGGGTTTGCACATGCTCTTAGTTCTTGAACTTCTTTTTCTGTATATCTAGTCCTTGTGTGTGCTTTTTTGACAAGTACACCGTCAAGGCTTTTTGCGTTTTGTGCCATAATAGTATTTACTTTAAAATTGAGGTGGTTTTACGTTTATTGACACTAGCGTCTATTACAGTACGTAACAAATCAAAATGTGTGCTTAAATTGTCAAATAAATCAATGTTTAAGTATTCACTAGCCATGCTATAACTACTTTTTCCTATGTTACTATAGTAAGTTATGTCTAAACCTTTATTGTGTCCATATGAAGGGAATACGCCTGTTACAAACAAGCATGTATCACCTAGTTGCTTTGCATTTTGTGTATATGGGCGTTGTAATTTTAAATATGATTGAGCAAATGTTTGTTGTGGTAAAAAGTCTGGCTTTTCAATGTGGCTTGCCAAAAGAAAAACAACGTACGACTCTAGTTCAACCGGAAGTTCGTAACCGTGTGTTTCTTTCGCCTCACATACAACTTCGTAGAAGGCGTTGGTGTACTCCGTCTTCATACAAATATTTATTGTATTTTCTATAAATCGTTGTAGTAACCTTGATCATAACGTAAATCAAATAGTTTACGTCTATCTTGTTGTATTAGTATAGGTATAGGACTTCCAAACTTTCCATACTTAGGTTCACTCCATAACCATTCGTATTCGTAACTTGCATTTAACTTTTTACAAAGTTTTTTTAGTCGTCTACGATTAATATCTTTAAATGTATAAACAATGGCTTGGTTATCACCTAAGTGTTCCCATTCTCCTGACCATTGTACTATTTTGATTTCGTTCTTTTTCCATGCCGCTAAACTCCACGGACATACAGGTTTAATTTTTTGGAAATATTCTGCCCAGTCTGTCATATGAATATTTACTGAAAAAAATAGGCTCCGAAGAGCCTATTGAACCTATTATTATTTTTGGATTACTTCTTTTTACCTTTGCCGCGGCCACGTCCTTCAGATGTTTTAACATCTTCTGATTTACCACGTCCTCTACCTGCCATTAACTTATCTTTACCACGTCCACGTCCGGCCATTACTTTGCCTCTGCCTTCGCTTGTATGTTCTTTACCATCTGATAGTTTGTTCCAAAGTTCTTCTTTGAATGTATCATAAGCAGATCTTAAATTATTTTCAATTGACTCTAAAGGATTATCTCCACTGTTTGCTGGTACTTGTTTAGTTTTTCTTGTTGCCGCACCTGCATCTTTTGCATATTCCGGATCATAACCTTTGTATGTAGGTTCTTCTTTTTCGTCACCCATTGAGTTAGCAAAACCTTCTTCAGTATCTTCGTCTTCATTTTCAATACCTGCTAAATGTGCTAAACGTTCTTGTTCGCTATAACGCATGTCTGGCTCACCATCTTGATCTAAATCAAAATCTATGCCTGTATCTGTTTTTGTAACAACTGCATTATCGTCATCTTCGCAACCACAATCGTCATCGTTGTTAGCGTTAATGTCATCGTCTGATTTCATCATTGGAACATTGTCTGCATCTGGCATCATATCAGGTGTTACAGTTTTCATTCCTGCAAGTTTCATAATCTGTGCAATCATTGGTAAGTCTGATTCGCTGTCAGCACTAATAGTAATTGACTCATTAACAGATTCTGCAACATCTGGAATACCATTACCATTTTCGTCTTTCCAATATGATCC